CACCAGACTTTAATGCTCGTAAAGAACCAGTAGCTGCGGTTGCATCTGCTAGTTCAGATGAGGATGATGCTCTTTCTTATTTCCAAAAACTTGCAGAGGAATAATTAGGAATATAATCTAATATTTTCTCCTTTTACTAAGGTTTCACTCAAATACTGGGTGGAACCTTCTTTGTATATCATGGATTCTTCCATATCATTCAAAATGACATTGAGATATGTTGCTTTTAGAACATAGATATTTCTTTTTTCGTCTTCAATTTTATTTTCATAGTCATAATTAGTTATTTCAGTTGTTATATTAGATGCGGTGGTATATGACTCTAATCTAGCATCATAAAATTCAATAGAGTAGTTTTGAGGAACTTTAAGTCCTTTTGGAACAATAATAGTTTTAGCAGTATTTCTTACTTCTGTAGTTTCATAGTGATGAACGGCATGAATTCCCTCTTCGTTCTCATATTTGGAGATTAGAAAATTATAGAAAGATTGATGATCCAGAGGCCATTCGGTTTGTATATTGGTGATATTGTTAGAAAGAAGAACCACCCAATCTAAGGTTTCGTCTTCATATACGTCAAATGCCACATTATCAGGACGATCATCTCCTACAATCTTATATTTTGTAAAAAAGGTCAAATCATTAAAAATATCATTCTTTAGTTTACCTCTCTTAAAGAGGTTTTTTACTTTTTGGTATTCTGAGATTTGTTTGGTGTCAGCATTACGACTAACATATTCAAAATCTGGAATGTTACGGAAATAAGCTGGCATTTTAGTATCCTATTACTTGGTCGTCGTCATCATCTAACTCAGTATAATCACTATCATATATAGGATCAAGTTCTCCAAATCGTAGAGTAAGTTGATAAGCAGTTAGGGTTCTATATGCATCTTCATAGGTCATATATGATCCATCAGGAGTATATTGAACATCACATGAAGTTAGAGCACATGTTTTAATGAAATTAATAGATGGATGTTCTATCTCATCTCCATTGGTATTAAATGTTTGATATCGTATTTTAAAGATATTAGGTGCTTTAAGAAAAACATTAGATGATGATGTTTTAACTGACATTCCTTGTTTAAAGAATCTAAGAATTTTTCTTACCTGAGTTGCTTCCTCTGCATCTCTAGGAGATAATCTAAAGGTAAATCCAAACTCTCTTAACTGGGGGCCAGTAAAAAGAAGTTCTAAATTTGGGTTAGCAATCGCACCAGTTGTCCTTGATAGTAAGTTTTGAGCACCTACTGCTTGTTGTGCGAGATATACATTAATACCTGATCTAATATCATCTCCTGCTTGTGTTGCCAGTACTGCTTTTGCATCATTGAAAGCGTTACCCGCAGACTGTACGATCTCATTTATATTATTTCCTGCTCTTGCTCCTTCAAATACATTAAGAGCAAGTGCTGCAGCCGTTGACTGAATTGGATTTAGAGTTGCCCCTTTCCAATTTACATTATTTTGATCCCCTATTCCTGTAACAATTGGAAGAGTGACTGAACCTTTTATGTTTTTGATTTTTCTTTGAAAAGATCTGGAATCAAGAGCTGTGGTTATTTTAGTGCCTTCACTATATACCTGTTCAAATCTAATTCTGTCTTGTTTATTGCTTTTTAGACCCTCAGGATAAGAGTAATGTGCATATTCTTTTCTAAAATTTCTTCCTTTTATAGATATCGAATTTATGAGATCCGTTCCTTCATTTACTGCGTCTACCAGGTCTGCTGTGCTAACAGGTAGATTTAAACCTTCTTTTAACTTGATTAGTTCCGTCGGTTTTAATGTCAAACCAGCAGAAACTTTGTTCACTAAATCCTCACTATTTGCTTTTAATTGGTCTTTAAGAGTGGTATTGAGATATTTCTTTTCATTGCTACTTGCATTCTTATTCAGAGTAATTACTCCACTTTGATTTTTCGTTCCAATTTCTTCCCAATTTTTATCTTTTTTTCTATCCACTTGTATTACAGTACTAAAAGTATAATTGCCCTCCTCGCCCGTTACAGTGGTCACTTCCCTATAGTCACTCCCACTACCCTCCACTCCAGAGAGATTAATGAATGTTGTTTTTGACTTGAATTCTTGTGACATTTATCTTTTTCTTTTATTTATAGGGTGCGAAGGAAATATGCATAGGAGACATTACGTAAGTCATTTATTTCACTGGGTCTAACAACATAGAGGACTCCTCCAATCTCATTCCATGTATAGTTTCTAAATTTACCCCAATGGTAATTGATACCTCTAAATCCCCATCTTTCAATGTCAGTTACTGCAACAAGAGGGTGTTGATCATAGGTAAGTCGGGGAGTTTTAGCAGTGTATAAGAAGGTATAATATTGTCCTGCATCTGGTACTACTTCAGTATCCTTTAAGGTATCCATAATAAGAAGCATCTTCTCTTCAGGATCAGTTAGTTCTTTCAATTCATCCATGATAGGTTCTATTCTATTATCACCTACCTGTTGAGAATATTGTTCAAAATACTCCTCATCAAATGGATTTTCTTTCTGAAGAAAACTATCTGCCATGATATATTCCTAGTTCTTTTTCAGTAATAATTTTAAATTCCCATTTTCTATCATCACAGAATTCTTTTGCCATTTTCCATTTAGCTGTGTTGACAGCATAGGTTTGACATTCATAGAGATAGGATTTGGTCACCTTTTTTCTTTTTTTAGGAGGTCGAGTTTGTTTCTTTGGTTTTACCTCAATCACGTATGTTTTAGTTTTACCTGTATGTTCTTTGACTCGAATAAGAAAGTCTGGAAAATACTTATGAACTCGATGGTCAAGAGGAGAAAGATAAGGTATAGAAAATTCTTCACTTGCCCATTCTAAGATATTATCACTAGTATCGCAGTAATGACAAAATTCATTTTCCCAAGTACTCCGACATATAATTCTATTGGGGTTTCCCATGTATTTTTTGGGATAAGTTGGTCGGAATAAACTTTTTTTACTTTCTCCCATTATACATACTATATCGGTAGTAGTATTTATAGGAATATGGTAACTCCACGAGCTAGTAAGAAAGTATTATCAGATTTAAAAGCATCTATTTTAAATCCTGCACTTACTTCACATTTTCAATGTTGGTTTTATCCTCCTTCTCCAGTTCGATCTTTATTACCTACGGGAGAGGTACAGGATGATAGAATGTGGTCATTATCTTGTGCTGAAGCTGCGTTGCCTGGTACATCTTTAGCAACTGGTGAAATTACTAATGATTTTACTGGTGTAACCGAAAGACATGTGTATAGAAGGCAGTATGATACAACGTCCTCATTTACATTTTATGTGGATCATGATTATAAAATCATAAATTTCTTTGAGAAGTGGATTGGTTATATTGTGAATGAAGGTTATATTAATCAAAATCCCAGTAATGATAATTATTTTTATAGAGTCAATTTTCCTAAGTTATATCAAACCTCTATTTACATTAAAAAATTTGAAAAAGATTATGATAGAATATTAGAATACAAGTTTTTAAAGGCCTATCCAATTAGTATTAATACAATGTCTGTGAGTTATGAAGCATCTCAGTTATTGAAGTGTACCGTTAATTTTAATTTCTCTCGTTATTTGGTAGAGAGAAGGGATAATGATCCTGAGTATGTACTGCCTTACTTTCCTGATGGTGCTCCTGTTATGGGTCCACTCCCTTTAAATAATCCTCCCACAGGTATAACTTTAAACGTTTAATAAGTCCACTAAATAAAACACACTGAACTCTTTGTAAGATATTATGCCATTACCAAAGATTGCGACCCCGACGTATGAGTTGGAATTACCTTCGACCAGAAAACCTATACATTATCGACCATTTTTAGTTAAAGAAGAAAAACTTTTAGTTCTTGCCTTAGAAAGTGAGGATACAAAAGAAATAACAACTGCGATTAAAAATGTAATTAAAGCTTGTATTAAAACAAGAGGAATTAAAGTAGAACATCTTCCTACTTTTGATATTGAATTTTTGTTTCTGAATATTCGAGGTAAATCGGTAGGAGAAGATATTGAAGTTAATCTTGTTTGTCCTGATGATGGTAAAACACAAGTTCCTGTGACTGTTAATATTGATGATGTTAAAATTCAAAGAACTGAAGGACATACTAGTAAGATTAAATTAGATGATAAATTGATCATGGAGATGAAGTATCCCTCTCTTGCTGAGTTTATTAAAAATAATTTTGATTTTAAAGAAGATAATGTGATGAATCAATCGTTTGATTTGATTGCTTCTTGTATTGATAAAATTTATAATGAGGAAGAAGTATGGGCAGCCGCAGATTGCACTAAGAAGGAAATTACTACTTTCTTAGAATCAATGAATTCAGCTCAATTTAAAGAGATTGAAAAGTTCTTTGATACAATGCCTAAACTTTCTCATACAGTGAAGATTATTAACCCTAATACCAAAGTAGAAAGTGAAGTTGTAATGGAGGGATTATCTAGTTTTTTCGGCTAGCTCTAGTCCACATGGATCTAGAGAACTATTATAAACTGAATTTTTCTTTGATTCAGTATCATAAATATTCATTAACGGAGATTGAAAACTTGATCCCGTGGGAAAGAGATATTTATGTTGGACTACTTAAAGCCCATCTTGAAGAAGAGAAACTAAAACAACAACAGCAGCAAGCATCATCTTAATGGCAGTAGCAGCTAAACCAGAAATTTCAAAAATTCTACTGGATCTTGGAATAGAACCAGTAGATGTTTATGCTGTTGATAATGCAGAGAAAACTTATATTTCTGCATTAGTAGAAGGTATCAATACTCTTGAAGTTGCTAATAAAGGAGAGAGCACTCGATCACGAATATTAAGAGATGAACTTAAACGAGTAAGAGAGAGGAAAAGAAAAGTAAAGGCAGATAAATTATTTGCTAAGACTTCAATAGTTCCAGTAAATAAAATAAAACCTCAAGCCTTATTACCTGGTTCTGCGGATTCTGCAGATAAAAAAACAGGAGGATTTGCTGCACTTACTAATGCAGTAAATGGTATAATTAATATTCTTAAATTGGGAAATAAGCAAGATAAAAAAGAATTTGAAGCAGATAATAAAGAAAGACAGAGAGAGAGGAGAGAGAAGAGAGAGAAAGCATTGGAAGCAGGAGCAGGAGCATTAAAAGCAACTGCAACTATGGGTAAAAAAATAGTATCTAAATTGATTTCTCCTTTTAGGAAAATTTGGGATGCAATAACTAATTTTTTGAAGGTGGTGGTTGCAGGATTTTTATTTAATAAAATTTTTAATTGGTTTTTAGATCCAGAAAATAAAAGAAAAGTAGAATCTCTTGGAAGATTTTTAAAAGATTATTGGCCTGCACTTGCTACATTCGGAGCACTATTCCTTACTCCTTTAGGAGGAATAATTAAGGGTTTACTTACGTTTGTAGGATGGGCAGTTCCTTGGTTAGCAAAACTTATTCTTAAAAATCCTCTTTTAGCAGGAGGAGTTATTATTGGTGGATTTACTATTGATAGGATACTGAAAAAAATGGAGGAGGATCAAGATGCTATAACTCAGGAATTTGAACAAAGAAGAAACGCAGGAGAATTTATCACTAGAGAGCAGGTGCAAGATGAGTACTTTAAAAATAATAGAGATGTAATGAGTCTAATCTCGGAGAAACTTACTAATAATATGGTAAATCCTCTAGGTAGATTGTTTGAAGAGGGTGGATTTGTACAAGGCCCTTCTCATAACAAAGGTGGAGTTGATATTAATGTTGAAGGTGGGGAGTATATTGTGAATAAGAAAAGAACAGGTATCTTAAAACCTATTCTTGATTGGTTAAATTTTGGAGACTTATCACATCCTCCTGTTAAAACTACCCCAATGGGTTTTCCATCTCTTGGAGATGAAAGAATTATAGATTTACTTACAAACTTTTTGAAAGAATCGATGGAGCAATCACGCTCCATACCAAAGAGGTCTCCAGTTACACCAAATGGAGGAAAAGGAGGATCATCTTTAAATATTGCTATGGCTTCGATGAAGATGCCAAAGTTACCCTCTAGAGTATCTCCTCTTCCCCCTCCTAGTTCCTCTGGGAATGTAACAATTGTTAATGAGAGGGAAGTTTTACCTCCGATCACCCAACAAGCAACCAGACTAGGAAATGGTGGAAAGACTCTTCCTACTTTCACTATAGCAACTTCTTCTAATCAGAGACAACTTACTCTAAGTGCAATGGGGATTGGTTGATGACTATAAAATCTCAAAAACTTCTTCCTTCTGCTGAAATAAGAGCTTCTAAGAAGACTATTTCTACTTCATTGTTGCGTGATTTAAAACCAGAGAAACCAATTAAGATTGATAATGTATCAAAAGAAAGTTCTCTTGCAGAAAAATTCGGAGTAATATTTAAGTTTTTAAAGAAGGAATATAAACGGGATAGGATGTCCTGGTTTAGAGAAAGAAAAAGAAAGCAAGAAGAAAGAAGAAAGAAAAGAGAGGAGGAGTTAGAAAAAAATAAAGGAAAATCTAAAATTGGAAAAGGTATTAGTGCAACTCTTCCTCTTAAAAATATCTTTGATAATATTAGTAATTTTCTTTTATTTTTAGCAGGAGGATTTTTACTTAATAAGATTTTAGATATTCTTCCTCAATTAATGGAGATAGGTAAGATTTTAAAACCTATAACCATTGGGATTTATAATTTTGGAAAATTTATGCTTGGAACTGTAATAGGATTCATTGATGCAGGTTATGCCATACATGATGACTTAAGAAGTAAGGTTGAAGAATTGGGAGGAAAGGATGCAGTTGATAAGTTTGATAAATTTGCAAAACAATTTAAAAAAGTGATTAATGGAGCCATTATTCTTGCAATGCTTTCTACTTTACTACCCAAAAAAAGAAGGGGAGGGGATAGGAAGGGAGACTGTAAACCCTGTCAACCTTGTATATGTAGAGAACCTCAAAGAGTACCTGTAAGAGTTTTTGAACCAGTTCGTATTAGATCAATTAGTAGTGCTACTGAAGGGGGTTATAATTTTGATTGGGCTAAGATTTTTGAGAGACTAAGAGAGCCAATACGGAATCTAGTGAAGAGACGGCAAGGAAGGACTGTAGTAAATCCAACAATAGAACAGGTGTTAGAGGAGAAAGGTGCAACAGTTACTCAGAAACAAGAAGAAACACAATCTGTTTATGCTACTTATAGCTTAGAACAGGCACTTAATGCATATGCTATGAATCAATTACAATATACGGAGTTGATGCGATCTAGAGATAGTATAGTTACGGATACTTCCATGTCTGGATTAAATGCAGCTAGATTATATGGTCGTAATCAAGCAGCTCTTGAGCAAAATTTGATACAAGCATCTCAACTTGCATCTAGAATTAAAGAATTAGATCCTTCATGGACTCAGAGACAACCTTTGGATTCCTCAGTTAACTGGGGTGCAGTAAGAGATTGGTCTCTATTGGCTGTAGCTGTTGCTTCACCAGTTGATGCTGGTATTGCTGGTGATTTAGTCGCCATTGCTAATCTAGTTCAGAAAGGAAGAGTTAGTTATGCTTTTTTAGCAAGATTTTTGGGGCCTAAAGCTATACAATGGATAAAAAATTATATAACAACACAAGGTGCGACTTCTTCTGTACCGTCTAATCTGACTAAGGGATTGAATGTTGCAACCACTTATGATACCCAACAAAACCTTATGATTTTTAATAAAACTTTCCTTCAAGACAGATACATCATAGGATAAAATTATGCATGATAGAGCGTTTAAATTTAATAAGTTTGAGATTAAGTCTAATGTAGATGATACCACAGTAGATTTAAGATCAGGTACTCCTCGTTTTGAGTATCGGGAAAGTATTTTTATGCCATATGTGGAGTTAACTGCTTATATTATTGATAGCGGTAATACTGTACCTGCGGATGATGGAACCGATGCAGGTGTTGGATTATTAGATGGTGGCTTGGGTCAAGGAACAGAAACTATTAAATTTAAAATTGAAGATGAAATGGGAAATAAGATTGATTTTGGGGGAGATAATGATTTAAGAGTTGCTTCTGTAAGTTCTGATTATCAAGGATTTAAAAATGAAAGTTATGCAATGAAAATTGTATCTAAAGAAGCATTTGATAATACTCTACTTAAAAATAGATGTACAACTGAAAACTATAAACAACTTAAGTTTTCTGGTAAAATTTCAGATGTTGCAAGATCCATTGTAAATGTAGTTTTGGAATCCCCTAGAGCACAAAAAATGAATAGTGATGAAACTCTAAATGAATTTCATTCATGGGGGCAAAATGTAACTCCTTTTGATATGCTTTTAGAACTTCAACAGTTAGCTATTCCCAATACGCAAACATCGAAAGGTAAAACTGCAAAGGGGAATACAGCTGGTTATCTTTTCTTTCAAACTTCGACTGGTTATCAGTTTAGATCTTTAGATGGACTTATGTTCTCTAAAAAAGTATCGGGAGGGCATATAGATATGAATGGAAACATTATACGCAGATATCTTGAAAATAATAGAGGGGATGAGGATTTACCTGCTTCATTTGATGGTAAAATATTGTGGTCTAATATGAGTAGAAGTGTAGATGCTTTACACCAATTTGAAACAGGGGGATATGCAGGTGAGGTAATTGTTTTCAATGAGATAACTAAAAAACTTCCTACAATAACTCTTCAATCCGAAGGAAAGGGGAATGGTATTATTGCAGGAAGAAAATTACCTACCTTAAATAAAGATTACTTAGATAGTGATGGAAAGGCTCTTCCTACTGTTCAACATATAGTCAGGCAAGCAGTGGGTCAGAGTCATATTGGAAATGATAGTTTGGAAACACAGATTGAAAAAACAGACGTAATCAACTATAATAATGAGGACATAATCTTACAGGCACAACAGAATTATCACCAAAAAATGGAGATGTCTGCAGAAATCATTATTGATGCTGATCTGAGTCTGAATGCAGGAGATTTGATTTATTGTGAGTTTCCTGAACTTTCTACTAAAGTAACCACTATTGGAAGTAGGACGAGGAAAAGTGGTATATATATGATAGCAGATTTATGTCATTATGGTGATAAAGCTAATTCCTTTACAGGTCTGCATTTGGTAAGAGGTTCTTTTGGAGTTAAAACATGACTATTAAACACGATTTAGATCACGAAGTTTACATTGACCCTAAAGATGGTAAGGAGCATACTAATCATGGTATGCATGAATATACTAAGGAAGACTTAGAAAATTCTCATGCTTATTATGAAGAGTATCATAAGGATGATGTAGTTGATCCTAATGATGCTAAGATTAATGACTACCATACACGGCATGAGGATAGTCATTTAGAAATTTATTGTGATAATCATCCAGATGCAGATGAGTGTAAAGTATACGACGATTAATTACTAATGGTAGTTGTCAATCAAAAAACGTTAAATAAAAAACTAGCGATGGAGCTAACTGGGAAGGGCCCCCTCCAGTTAGCTAGGATTGCGGATAATGTTAGTTACAAAGAAACTTGTAAGCAGGTAAAGGATGAAGAAGGAAATAAATTTAATCTTCCTCGTTATCGAGTTCGTATAGTAGGGCATCAGACTGAAGAGGGTCCAACAATTAAGTTACCGTGGGCTTATTCTCAATCTTCCACGGGTAATCCTGCAGTATGCACAGGTAATGCTTTTTTGATGAAAAATACGTGGGTATATGTTTATCAAGATCCAGATAGTGGGGAATATTTTATAGAAAGAGTTGGTCAAAATACCCTTAAGAAACTAAGTGCTGAAGAGAGTGGATTTGACACAGGGAGCACTTACTTGTTAATCCCTGACAATATGTATCTGGACGGGAAGATTCCTGACGGTGCAGAAGTATATAATTCGCAAGTGCCATCAGAAATAGATTTAAAAGCGGTTAGTTCGGAGGATAAGGCAAAATTATATTTTCCTCCTTGGTGTGATGCTGCAAAAACTGAATCTCCAATGGTGGGAATTGATATTGGGATTGAAAATGCAGTAAAAGTAAACGAAAAACTAGAAAAAATTACTAAACCTTTTACTGAGATAAAAAATGCTCTTGATGATGCTAGTAAAAATATTATAGGTGATAAAGATGATCAGTTAGGTATATTTAATACAGGAAGAGAGAA